CAACTTTATACGGTAAAGATGAAGCAATGGACGATGGTTCTCCTTCAGCAGAAGATATCGCTGCAGCAGATGGTGGAGATGGAATGGGAGAAAGCGAAGATCACGAAGTTTCAATGGCACAAAATAGCTTAAAAGCAATCGTTAGCGCAGCTAGTGAATTGATGAATAAAATGGGTCAAGACGAAAAAGATATTCCAGCTTGGATTCAAGATCATATTACTAATGCTGAGAACTATATTCAACAAGCTAGTCAAAACTATCATGAGTACGGAGAACCTGAACACAAAGACGGAGTAGATTTAGAAGATTTGATGGAAGCAAAGAAAAAACCTTCTGCTGGTTTAAGCAAGGCACAAAAATCAACGATAGCTAAAAAAGCTACAGCTGGTAAAGATATTGGTAAAAAAGGAAAAGGTTTCGCTGCAATTGAAAAAAAGGCAAAAGAAAGCGGAGCAGATAATCCTAAAGCGGTAGCTGCAGCAGCAATGTGGAAAGGCGCAGCAAAACGCGCTAATAAATAATTATAAACATGAATCTAGATAAATTAAAAGGACATATACCAGACAAAGTAATTGAGCAAATTCCTGGAGTAATGGAGAAATTCGAAATTAATACTCCATTAAGATTGGCTCATTTCCTGGCTCAGTGTGGTCATGAATCTGGAGGATTTAGATTGACAAAAGAAAACCTAAACTACTCAGCTAAAGGTTTGAATGGCATATTTAAAAAATATTTTCCTACTTTAGAATCAGCAAAAGCGTACGAAAGAAAACCTGAGAAGATTGCTAATAAAGTATACGGCGGTAGAATGGGTAACGGTCCAGAAGCATCTGGAGACGGCGCAAAATATTGTGGTCGTGGTTACATTCAATTGACTGGAAAAGATAACTATACAGCATTCGGTAAATCAATCAACGAAGATATTGCGGCTAATCCAACAGTAGTTGCAGACAAATACGCTTTATTATCTGCAGCTTGGTTCTTTAGCAAGAACGGTTTGCACAAGTTAGCTGATTTGGGTGCTACAGATGATGTAGTAACTAAGATTACAAAGAGAGTAAACGGTGGAACTATAGGATTACCTGACAGAATTAAACACTTTAAAGAGTATCACGCTCTACTAGCATAATGAATAAAGATTTAGACATATTAAAGGCAATTCTTTCTGAAGCTGAAGGCGACGAAGTTAAAGCGGCTAAAGACAAAGAAAAAGAAGTAAAGAAAAACGACGCAGAAGAAAAAGCTGACGACAGAGCTAACGAAAAAGAAGACAAACCAGATTCTCCTTTCGATAAGGACCCAATGGGTTTTATTCTTAAGAAGTATCATACTTTGAATGAGTTATTGGCAGAATTAATGACTCCGGATTTTAAAGAATACATTACAGCAATATTCATTCAAGCCCCAAAGCCTACTACGTTTAAGATAGTTTTGCACAATAGCCAATACTTCTTTTTAACTTATATGGGAGAAGGAATGTATGAAGCAATTATTTCTGGTAAAAGACACTATCTATCAAGTATAGGTGAAAAGGAAAGAGCGATGAAAGGAATTACTAGAATACTAAAGCAAGGAAGTCCGTTAAAAACAAAAGGACCAGAAGGAGCAGAACAAGGAACTAGACCAGATGGAGAAGACGATGGCAGTTTAAGCGGTGGAAATAATAATGGAGGCGGAGATCAAACAGGAGTTGAAACTTCACCAGCCGCAGAAGAAGGCGGAGAAGAAGAAACAGAACCGCTAACAGAAAGCATAATTTTAAAGAGTATTATAAAAGAAGCTCTAACTACCGATCTAAGAAATTCTCTTAATTCAGAAATGAAAAAGATGAATTTACCAGGAGATAAAGGCAAAAAGAAACCAGATCACTTAAGATATCAGTTGGGTACAGATCCAGCAAAATCTCTCGCTAAAGCTGCTGATAAAGTAATTGGCAAGGGAAATTATACAATGTCTGATGTTAAAATAGGAACAAAAGACTCGGCTTCTGGAACCTATCCTACAATAAAAATCACAGTAACAAAATCAACTCCTAGTTTTAAAAAGGGAGAATTTGTATTGATAGTAAACCAAACCGGCCAAGAGAATAAAACAGTTACTTTCAAAGCATTGACTCCCGTTAATTTGGGAATAGCTGGAGAATACAAAGATTTAAACAGTATCGTAAGTGCTACAACTAAAGCTGTTCAAAAAGACAAAAATTTAGGAAAGATACTTACGGCTCTAGTTACTGATACTGCAAACAATACACCCGCTTCAAAATCAGGACTTTCTAAATTAAAAAGCGGTAAAGTAAATGTACCTTTATCAAAACAAACTACGCCTTTATTGGCTTCTATTTCTAAACAAGATAAAAATACAATTGGTAAAGATTTTGGAGAAATATTGGGAGGCATATTCTTAGGCAAACACGTAGGAATCAAAAAAGGCCTTAACTTCCCTAAAGGAAATGAACCATTAGTTGACTTCTATATAGACGGATACAAGATATCTTCTAAATACGAGAAAGGTGCAACTGCTTCTTTAACAGATTTATTAAAAGCAATTGACGTAAATCAAATAAAAGGAGAAAAAGATCAATATGCTCTATACAAAGCGTTGCTACCTATGCTTAGCGAAACAAGTCCTAACGCATTCTTAAAAGTAGCATCAGCTTTTCCAAAAGATATGCCAGCAATCACTACATTAGCAAGCATTATAGGCACTGACGCAAAAGATTTAACCGCTCAGAAAATTAACGATTATTTAAAGAAACTTTTTGCAAAAACAAATGCAAATACAGCAGCAAAAAAAGACGCTGTATTCTTTAAAAAATTCAATCCATTTTTTAATCAAACCAAGAGATTACCAGGAAAAGGTGCTAAAGTAGATTGGGATACAATGAAGAAAAAAACTGGTGACAATGGATACTACGGAGCTATAACTTCTCCTTTGTCTTATTATGTAGCAGATCAAATGAATACAAAACCTAAATTTGTACAGGCATTAAAAGAAATTATCTCAAAAACAGAGGTTAAGCAAATGTACTTAACTTTCGATTTAAAAGAAGGTGGTAGCATGACTTTTGATATTAGATCTTTTAACGATCCTAATGCTAAGTTTAAATTCGATATTCCTAGCTTAAGTACTTTGAACCCTACGAGTAGCAAACTTGGATTCTCGTTAAGCAAATAGTTGATCACCATAGACTTTAGTTAAAAAGTATCAAGAAAATTTATTAAATTGGTTATATGAAAAAGACTACTTACGGTGTCATGAAAACTATCGATGGCATTACAATTCATTACGTACAAGATCCAGGTCAGAATAGAAAACCTCACAATTTAAACGGACCTGCGATGATTTACCCTGACGGTAAAGAGGAGCATTACATAAATGGGCTAAAAATGAACGCTTCCCAATTTGCGCTGATTAGCAAAAAGCGTATTTACAGCTCGGTGGAAGAAGAAGCTTAGTGATATATTTATTAGAAAACTAAAAAACTATGAAAATAGCAGTAAAAGGCGCAATTGCCTTATTTTTATTGGCCGGTATTTGGCTAATCTACAAAGAATTTGACGGAGTTAGATTCAAGACAGAGGCTTACGAAAACAAAATAGAAGAATTAGCAGTTCAAATCGATTCTTTACACGGTCAGAACGATAGTTTAGAAAATACAATTCAAATAGTAGAACAAGAGAACGTTATTTTGGAGCAAAAAACAAAAACGCTATCTGCTAAAGTTAAAGACTTAAAAGAAGACAAATCTGAATTGGAAGCAGCTGCAAAATTAAGACCTCACGAAATAGATAGCTTCTTCGTAAACAGATATGCAGAGCAATACAAAATTCCAACAGCTGATACAACTATATTACCAGTGCCAGTTTCTAAAGCAGTTGTAGTTGACTTGGTTGATTTAGACAGAACTAAAAATATTGTTTTAAACCAAGACAGTTTAATCACTAACTTAGAATCTACAGTAAACGGTAAAGATAAAATTATAGTTACACTAAGAACTAAAGAAGGTAATTACGAATCAATCATACAAAAGCAAGTAGAGCAACAAAACAACTACAAAGTAATTGTTGAAGGTTTAAAAGGCGACATTAGAAAATTGGATAGAAAAAATAAGTTGAATAAGATCACAAAATTTGCAATGGGAGCCCTAATCATAGGTCTTGCTGCAACGCATAAATAATGTCAGAGAGCCAGATTGATATAAAACAAAGGATCAAGGAAGAATTTGTAAGGTGCGCTCAAGATCCAGTGTATTTCATGAAGAAGTACTACATGATCCAACACCCGCAAAGAGGTCGAATGCTGTTCGACCTTTATCCGTTTCAAGAAAAAGTTTTAAAACTATTTCAAAAACATCCGGATTCCATTATAAATAAGTCAAGACAATTGGGTATCTCTACCTTAGTGTCCGCGTACTCTTTGTGGATGATGGTTTTTTCAAAAGATAAAAACATTCTTGTAATCGCGACCAAGCAGGACACTGCAAAGAATATGGTTACAAAGGTTAGATTCGCTTACGATAACTTGCCTAACTGGATGAAGATAGGAGCCGCAGCGACTTCTAACAACGCATTAAGTTTAAGATTAACGAACGGTTCTCAAATCAAAGCGGTATCAGCAGCAGGTGACGCAGGTCGTTCGGAAGCCGTGTCGCTCTTGGTAATTGACGAGGCCGCGTTCATTGACAATATCGAAACTATCTACACTGCGGCTAAGATGACCTTGGCTACGGGTGGTGGATGTATAGCTTTATCGACTCCTAATGGTGTTGGTAACTGGTTTCACAAATCATATACAGAGGCTCAATTACAAAAAAATAATTTCTTACCAATTTCTTTACCTTGGACTGTGCATCCTGAAAGGCATCAAGATTGGAGAGATAAACAGGATATAGATTTAGGCGTTAGAATGGCTGCACAAGAGTGCGATTGCGACTTCGCAACTTCAGGTAATACCGTAATTCCTCCAGAAATATTGACTTGGTACGAACAGAATCAAATTTCAGAACCCATAAATAGAGAGGGCCAAGAAAAAGCTCTGTGGATTTGGAAATATCCAGAACCTATGAAGTTTTATATGGTTGTTGCTGACGTAGCGAGGGGAGACAGTTTGGACTACTCTGCTTATCACGTTATAGATATAGATACTTTAGAACAAGTAGCTGAATTTAAAGCCCAGACTGACACCAGGATATTCTCTAACGAGTTAATAGCGATAGCAACTAGGTACAATCAAGCTTTATTGGTTATTGAGAATGCAAATATAGGTTGGGACGTGGTGCAGGGCGTGGTGGAAAGCGGTTATTCCAATATTCACTTTAGTCATAGATCTGACAACAATGCAGATTTCAACAGTTATCTACAAGTACACTATGGAAACGCTACTTTGATACCGGGATTTATTATGAGTACTAAAGTTAGACCTTCTGTACTCGATAAAATGAGAGATTTCATAGAAAATAAGACGGTAACTATCAGATCTATTAGACTATTAGAAGAGCTTCGCGTATTTATATGGAAGAACGGTAAACAACAGGCCATGTCTGGGTACAACGATGACTTAGTAATGGCGTTTGCTATAGGAATGTATTTAAGGGAAACTTCTTTAAGGTTCAAAAAAACGGCCAACAGTTTAACAGAGGCCACTTTGAACTCTTATACGAAAGTAAGCGACGATAGCCCAATGTATAATTCCTACGGAAACTATGGTCATAATCCATGGCAACAGGAAATAGTGACTCCGCAAGGAACACAACATCAAGATTTAACTTGGCTTTTATAATAATATAATATGGCAGAGAACAAACAAGACAATATTTTTTCGGCGTTAAGAAGACTATTCTCAACGGACGTAATTATTAGAGATTCCGGCGGCAAGAATCTAAACGTAATAGACACAGAACACATTCAGTCTTCTGGAGTGATTCAAACCAATTCGTTAATTGATAGGTTTCACAAAGTATATACGACTTCTACAGCTTATGGAGTTAATCTAAACTTAGCGCAGAACTACCAATCAGCGCGTGTACAAATATACGCAGATTACGATGCAATGGACACAGACGCCATCATCGCTTCTGCTTTGGATATTATTGCTGATGAATGTACTTTAAAGAACGATCAAGGTCAAGTATTACACATTACATCCGCAGACGAAAATATTCAAAACTTACTAGAAAACCTGTTCTATTCAGTAATGAACATAGAATTTAATCTGTGGTCATGGATTAGAAACATGTGTAAGTACGGAGACTTCTACTTAAAATTAGAAATCGCTGAAGAATTCGGAGTGTACAACGTAATTCCTTTTTCAGCGTACAATATTATTAGACAAGAGGGCTACAATCCAAAGAATCCAAACGAAGTAAGATTCAAATACGATCCCAATGCTGCCATAAGTTCTACATCAGGATTTACTTCAGCATATAACAATCAAGATCCAGGAATTTGGTTTGATTTATACGAAATGGCTCACTTTAGATTTATTGGCGACGTTAACTATTTGCCTTACGGTAGATCTTACTTAGAACCAGCAAGAAAGCTATTCAAGCAATACACTTTAATCGAAGATGCGATGTTGATTCATAGAATTACTCGTGCCCCAGAAAGAAGAACATTCTACGTTAACGTGGGAGCCATCCCACCAAACGAGGTTGAGAACTACATTCAACGTATGATTGGTAAGATGAAGAAAACTCCTCTTATCGATGCTCAAACAGGTCAATACAATATGAAGTTTAACCAACAAAACTTATTGGAAGACTTCTTTATCCCTGTTAGAGGCAACGATCAATCCACTAGAATTGACACTGCAAAAGGTCTTGAGTACAACGCTATCGAAGACGTTCAATACTTTAGAGAGAAATTATTTGCAGCGTTGAAGATCCCTAAAGCATTCATGGGATACGAAAAAGACTTAACTGGTAAAGCAACTTTAGCAGCTGAAGACATTCGTTTTGCTAGAACTATCGAGAGAATTCAAAGAATCATTGTATCCGAATTAAAGAAAGTAGCGTTGGTTCACTTATACGCTCATGGATATACCAACGAGTCTATTACCAATTTTGATATTCAATTAACTAATCCTTCTATTATCTACGATCAAGAGAGAATAGCAATGATGAAAGAGAAGATTGACCTAGCGAATCAAGCAATGGAAAACTCTTCTTTACCTAGAGACTATGTTTGGAAGAACGTATTCCATATCTCTGAGGACGAATTTGATGAGTTGGACGACCTTATTGTAGAGGATCAAAAACGCAAATTTAGATACAAACAAATCGCAGAGGAAGGAAACGACCCATCAGAAACAGGCCAAGCATTCGGTACTCCTCATCAGATCGCTAGTCTTTACGGTGGAAAGGGCGATGGTCCATTGGAAGTGCCAAAAGGATACGACGAAACAAATCCTAACGAGCCAATAAAGATGCCAGGAAGACCTCAAAAGTACAAATCTACGTACGGAACTGACGAATCTCCATTTGGAAGATCTGGAGTTTACGATATGAATAATCAAAACGCAGAGACAAAAGAAGACAAAGTAGGGGTTAGTTTTAAAGGCGGAGCATTAAACATGGAAAGCACGAAAGCTATCTATTTTCAAAACAAAAGCTCTATAGAAAAGATGTTTGCAAGCCAAAACGCAAGAAAAACTCACCTTTTTGAGCAATCTGACCTATTGAGCGAAGACAATATCATTGATAACCTAGATTAGAATATTTAGATATTTATTAGCAAGCCTATCAAAATAGCTATGGCAATTAAACATTCGAAATACCGTAACACTGGTATTTTATTTGAACTTTTAGTAAGACAAACGACAGCAGACTTGTTGAATAACCAAGACTCTAAAGCCGTTAAGATTCTTAAAAAACACTTTACCAATACGGAATTGGGAAAAGAGTATAGTCTTTACAGCGCGTTTGTGACTAGTCCAAAACTTTCAGAAGCGAAGGCAGAGATTCTAATTTCAACCATTTTAGAACAATATAAGAAATTAAGCCACGACACACTCAGCCAAGCAAAGTACAATCTAATCAAAGAGATAAAGAAAAACTATAACCTAGAAGACTTTTTTAAAGCAAAGATAGAGAATTACAAGCCTTACGCTTCTGTATATACAATATTTGAATCACAAAATAGTCCAAGTGCAGACACAAAGCAGATCGTTTTAAATAAGATCAATCTGTTGGAGCACATCACTCAAGACTCTATTAAGGACGTTCAAGCTCCTCAATCAATGGTTCAAGAGTTAATGAATGAAGACAAAGAGATTAGACTTTTGACATACAAATTATTGGTAGAAAAATTCAATAAAAAATATCAAGGTCTTTCTGAAAGACAAAAGGCTATTTTAAAAGAATACGTTTCAAGCATATCAGACTCTTCAAATTTAAGAAAATTCTTAAATGCTAAGTTAAAAGAAATCAAACAAGAACTTATAGAGCAAACTGAAAAAGTAAAAGACAAAGTAACCAAAATCAAAGCAGAAGAGGTTATTAAATTCATAAAGCCTTTAAAAGAAGGTATCGCT